GGATTCCAAAGGAGAACTTTATTACTCCTACACCCGGTATTCAGATGAAGCACCAGCTATTAATGGCATGACAGTCACCCTAAGGCCCAGCGATGTGCTGCATATTCCCGGTTTAGGCTTTGATGGTCTGGTGGGGTACTCTCCTATTGCTATGGCTAAAAACGCTATCGGGCTTGCGATGGCAACTGAAGAGTACGGAGCCAAGTTTTTTGCTAACGGTGCCGCACCGGGCGGAGTCCTTGAACATCCAGGTACCATTAAAGATCCGCAAAAGGTCAAAGAGAGCTGGAACATGGCCTATCAGGGAAGCAGTAACGCTCACCGGGTAGCAGTTTTAGAAGAAGGTATGAAGTACCAGCCTATTGGTATCTCGCCGGAACAAGCACAGTTTTTAGAGACAAGGAAGTTTCAAATCAATGAGATAGCTCGAATTTTCCGGGTACCTCCCCATATGGTAGGTGATCTTGAAAAGTCGAGCTTTTCTAATATTGAGCAGCAGTCACTGGAATTTGTGAAATACACCCTTGACCCTTGGGTAATCCGCTGGGAGCAGGCCATAAGTCGTTCTTTACTAAGTCCTAGTGAAAAGAAACTACACTTCTCCAAATTCAATGTAGATGGCTTACTCCGGGGTGACTATGCATCAAGGATGAACGGCTACGCAACCGCCCGTCAAAATGGCTGGATGAGTGCCAACGATATTAGAGAACTAGAAAACTTAGATAGGATACCAGCCGAACTTGGAGGTGATCTATATCTAATCAATGGCAATATGACCAAGCTTCATGATGCTGGTCTGTTTGCAAATAAAGAAAGATTGGAGGTAAAAGATGAATGAAGAAATTCTGGAACTGGGTGTGTGATGAAGATACAGAATCACGAACTCTCTACCTAAACGGCGTGATAGCCGAGGAAAGCTGGTTTGATGATGATGTCACCCCTGCTGCTTTTAAAGAAGAACTTCTAAGCGGCGAAGGTAACATTGTTGTTTGGATCAATTCCCCCGGTGGAGATTGCATCGCTGCAGCACAGATTTACAACATGCTGATGGACTACAAAGGAAATATCACTATCAAGATTGATGGCCTTGCCGCATCAGCAGCATCAGTAATTGCCATGGCAGGAACGGAGGTTTTAATGTCTCCTACCTCCCTTATGATGATCCACAACCCATTTACCATAGCCATCGGGGATAGCGAGGAAATGCAAAAGGCAATCGGAATGCTAAATGAGGTAAAGGAAAGCATCATTAATGCCTATGAGCTTAAAACCGGGCTACCGAGGTATAAGCTCTCCCAGCTGATGGATGCAGAAACTTGGCTTAATGCTAATAAGGCTGTTGAACTAAGGTTTGCCGATGCCATTATGTTTAAGCCGGATGAACCGGCAGTAGAAAACAGTTTTATCTTTAGCAGAAGAGCAGTTGCAAACTCCCTTCTAGATAAACTTAAAAAACCAATACCCAAACAGTCCACCGAGCCGCTATATGAGCGGCTTAATTTATTAAAATATTAGGAGGTACCAACATGAGTAAAATACTTGAATTACGTGAAAAACGCGCAAAAGCCTGGGAAGCAGCCAAAGCATTTCTTGATTCAAAACGAGGTAATGACGGTCTAGTATCTGCAGAAGATGCCGCAGTTTATGACAAGATGGAAGCAGACATTGTTAACCTTGGTAAGGAAATAACCCGCCTTGAGCGGCAGGAGGCTTTAGAGGTTGAACTAAACAAACCAATAAATACACCTTTAACCGGAAAGCCTGTTCTTCCGGATATGGATGAAAAAGTTGGCAGAGCCAGCGATGAATACAAAAAAGCCTTCTGGAATGTGATGCGTATGAAAAATCCAAGGCATGATCTGTTTAATGCTTTATCTATCGGTCAGGATTCCGAAGGGGGCTATCTTGTTCCTGATGAATTTGAAAGAACCCTTATTCAAAACCTGGAAGAAGAAAACATCTTCCGTAAGCTGGCTAAGATCATTCAAACTTCAAGTGGGGATCGTAAAATTCCCATTGTAGTAACCAAAGGAACAGCATCTTGGCTTGATGAAGGTGAAGATTATGACGAAGATAATGTTGTTTTTGGTCAGGCTTCTATTGGGGCCTATAAGCTGGGTACTATGATTAAAGTTTCCGAAGAACTCTTAAATGATAGTGTGTTTAACATTGAGGAATTTATCTCAACTGAGTTTGCCCGCAGAATCGGGGCCAAGGAAGAAGAAGCCTTTCTTGTAGGGGACGGTGAAGGAAAACCTACAGGCATCTTTGCCGCAACAGGAGGAGCACAAGTAGGTGCTACTGCTGCCGCCAATAACGCTATTACTGCAGATGAGGTTATTGATTTAGTCTATTCGCTTAAATCTCCCTACAGGAAAAATGCGGTATTCATCCTTAATGACGCCACAGTAAAAGTCTTAAGAAAACTTAAAGATGGTCAAGGGCAGTATTTATGGCAGCCCTCATTAACTGCCGGGACTCCGGATACTTTGCTTAACCGTCCGGTTTATACCTCTGCTTATGCTCCTGCTATTGCAGCCGGTGCAAAGACTATCGCTTTCGGTGACTTCAAATATTACTGGATTGCCGACAGACAAGGCCGCAGTTTTAAACGCCTGAACGAGCTTTATGCAACTACAGGACAGGTTGGTTTTCTTGGCAGCCAAAGGGTAGATGGAAAACTTATTCTTCCTGAAGCAATTAAAGTCTTGCAGCAGAAGGCTTAATGGGGGTGCTAATGATGAGCTATAACACAAAAAACTATACCGAGCAAGGCGGTGAGAAAACCGTCATTGGCGGTGTTTTGGAAGTTAAAGAGGGTGGCTCTTTAGAGCTCAAAGAAGGAGCCTTAATAAAGGGATTCCCTATAGCTTCAAACCAGGCTAACAGCACCGCCACCACGGTTAGCGCTCTTAAGGATAACTTCAATGACTTGCTGGCCAAGCTTAAGGATGTAGGTTTTATGGAATTTGACATCTGGAATTTATCCATTGCTATAGCACCGATAACTACTGAAGGGCTGCCCATAACGGAGAACCAAAGCAAGGTCAGTGCTGTTACAATTGCTGATAACATAATCAGTGTTACGGTTGATGTGGAGGAACTGGTGGAATTCGAAAGCTCTGCTCCAACCCAGGGCACCCATAAATGGATCGGGATTCTAATTACCACCGGACTTTCGGATATCACAAAGATTAAATACAATGGTTATCAACTTACTCAAGATGATGTAACGGAGGCAGCCAGTGTAGGTGGCACAGACGGAGATATTATCATGTGGCTGAAATGTGATGAGATTATAGAAACGCCTAAGCTCTTTACACTATGTTCTCCAGGCTACGAGGAAACTGAATTCATGGTAGAAATAGTAATGCCGGAAGAAGAATAAAGAAAGGGTGGTGGCGGAGATGACACTATTTGAAAAAGTCAAAGCAAATCTGATCTTGGAGCATGATAAGGATGATGAACTTCTAAGTAGCTACATCGCCGCCGCTATCGCCTATGCCGAAAGCTACCAGCATCTGCCGGAAGGCCATTATTCCGCTAATGAAATGCCCCTTACCACTGAACAAGCAGTAATTATGCTCGCTTCACATTTTTATGAAAGTAGGGATGGCAGCACTGGGGGTTTCTTTGCAGACAGCGCATTAGCTGGACAACACGCACGGGATACGGTCAATTTGCTTTTGCGACTTGACCGGGATTGGAAGGTGTAGCCTATGAGCATTGGAAAAATGAATACCTTTATTGACCTCATAACAACTGAAACGGCAAAAGACAGCGAAGGTTTTAGTACAGTTAAAGATACAATTATCGCCTCAGTCAGAGCATATAAAGAAGATCGGTATGCCAGCGAGAAATGGGCAAACATGGCTGCCTTTTCTGAAGCCAATGCCCTCTTTCGCTTTCGAAGGCTACCAGATGTTGAAGTTTCTACCGCTATGGTTATTGCCTGTAGCGATGGGCGATATGAAGTTACAAGTGTGAGGGATATAAAGAATCGTGGAATGTATACGGAAGTCTTAGCAAAAAAAGTGGTAGCGTCAAGTGGCTAATTATTGGAGGTGATTTTATGGCCCGCTGTTCATATAAAATGCCGGAAGATTTTCTCTTAAAGATTTCAAAACTTGGTAATAAGACGGATGAAATAATCCCTAGGGTTTTAGATGCCGGCGGCGAGGTTATGCTACACAGGATTAAATCAAACTTAACCGCCGCCATTGGAAGTGGTACCAAAAAACCGTCACGTTCCACCGGTGAATTAGCAGATGCCTTAGGGGTCTCCCCTACCCTTATAGATAAAAAAGGCGACTATAATATCAAGGTCGGGTTTTCCGAACCAAGAAAAGATGGTGATAGTAATGCTAAGATTGCCAATATCTTAGAATACGGGAAAAGCGGCCAGCCGCCAAAACCTTTTTTAAAGCCTGCCAGATCCTCCGGTAGAAAACCCTGCATTGAAGCAATGAAGACGAAACTGGGCGAGGAGTTGAAAGGAATATGAGTGTTTTATCTGAATTAAATATTCTTTTAGGAACACTGGATATACCCATCGAAACCGGTATATTCAGTGAAGTTCCCCCGGATGA